TGAAGAATTACAAAAGATGCAATTCCATTTGCCTTAACCTTAGGAATTGCTCCAAGAAGTTCGGAAATTACAAGCAAAAGAGTAGCTACTGCTGCCTCATTTGCAAGAATCCAAGCCCAAATAAGTCCTAAAGACATGATAACCTCCGTGTGAAGAGTGTTCTGTCTTATTTAGGAACTAGGTTCCTTTAGTATCCATCTCAAACTCTGATGCTCTTTTCCTAGCAGCACGACGTAGTGCTACTTTATGCTCCAAAGGACTAAGAATACCTTTATTTCTAGCCTCCTGATGGGGAGAATCCGGTTTTTCTCCACGCTCTTTTGGTTTCTGTCTTGAACCGCCATATTTAAATGGTGGTTTATTTCTTGCAGCAATTGCAGGGTCTCCACCACTTTTTTCACCTCTTTCTCTTGCTGCACGATTTAGTTCATCAAGAACTTCACCTTCTGGTTCATAAGAATTCATTTGAGGAATTCTTTTAGCTCCACCAATCGGAGAAGTTTCTCTAGCCTTTTTCAGTGCTGCATCAGATTTTCCTTTTAGAGATTCCATCCCCTTACCAGCAGCCCAAAGTCCACCTAAAGCAAGTGCCCCTTTTACCAGAGCACCAGCAACTTCACTTACCTCTTCACCTTCTGGTTCATATCCAGCAGACATTACAATAGGATTTTTCATTCCCATTGCTCTCAGTTTATTTTTAATTAAATTTCGTTCAGTTTCAAGTTCTCTGGGATCCTTTTCCTTTTCTTTACCACCAGATTTACATTCAGTCTCTTCCTTTTGAACTTTCTCTGGAATACCCTCATGCTTTGTTTTAGCAAAATCACGAAGTTTCTTTTCACCCATCTTTGCCATTTTCTTAACTTCATCACTTGCATCAGGCATATCACCTCTCAAATAAGCAAGTGCCATTCCAGCAAGTTGTTGCTGATTTTGACTTACCGCCTTTTCATTGATTACTCTTAAAAATTTTTGGTAGGAAGATTCTTTTATTTCGGGAAATAATTTTACAACTCCATTATTAACGGCACCCTTTTCATCATTAGTTAAAACTTCATCAGTATTTTGAGTTCTTGTTGCTTTTTTCTGCTCATAAAAATCATATCCTTCTTTTCTAGTATCTTTACCATCTGGAACTCCACCCTTCTTACGCTGAATAGCATTGTGAACTACTCCAGCATGTTCCTTTGATGAGGGTTCTACCTTTCCATCACCATCATAATCTTTACCTGCCGTTGCTGCTGCAGTTTCTTTTCCTTTAGTTCTTTCACCCTCTCTAGGTTCACCATATTCAGTCATTTCTACAGATTGAATATTTGGATTTGCTCTCAGTTGTGAGATTTTTTCACGAGTAGCATATCTGACATATGAGTTACCAGTTGTTTTATCAGTAACTCTTACTTTATATTTGTGGTCATCAGATTCAACTAAGTCATTATAATAGTCTAAAGAAATTTTTTCTTCCTTTTCAACACCCTCAATAAAAACTTTATATAATGCATCTGATACAGAATTTGATGCAGTCTGTTTAAACTGAGATGTAAAATCTTCTCCTAAAATCATTTGCCTTGCCCTTAACTTTACTTGAGGAATAGATGTTGACTTTTGAATTCTTTGTAGTACCATTTTTTGCATGACATTAGGAGCAACTTGCTTTCCGCCTAATTCCTTCTTCACATCATAACGTGAATCATAGACAAGTTGCCTTGCCTTTTTTTCAACTTGACGCTTTGCATCTCCAACTTGGGAATTTTGTTCTTCTTCAAAGATTTTAGTGGCCATTTGATGAATGATACTTACTTTTTCCTATTCTTATTTATGAATGATTTAATTTTCTCACGAGGAGTCATTGATTGAACATATTCTCTATATGAATCTGTACCTACCAATCTTTGGTCTGCTGGAACTCCACAATTATTTTTGAATGTTTCCATAACATCTTTAATCCAAGACTTAAACATAATATTATCTTCAGTCACACAAATTAGATAATTTGTACCTCTACGGATAATACGACCGATCAATCCAGTATTTAAATTCTCAACAAGTTGACCTATTCTAAAAATATTTTCAGATATATAATTCTCACGAAGATTTTTCCAATCAAACTTTGGTGCAATCTCCCATATTTCAGAAACCTGAGATTCAACACCCATTGTTCCTCTTATGGTTTGAAGCATTTGTTTTGCGGTTTTTTTATCAACAAGAGGAACCATCTGAGTTAGTGGAACCATTTCACCAGTTTGTGGATCTGGTTGCATAATTTGCTTTCCAGTATTTGGATCAATCACTGGTTCTTCTTTATGAAGATGATTATAAAATGTTTTGAAATCATTTTCTGCTGCAGCAAGTCTCATTCTTGAAGCAGAAAGACCCTCTATTCCTTCCGAATCTGGGTCACGATCTCCAGCAGAAACTACTTCGATATTATCAAACTGATAAAGACTGCCGTTGTAACTACTAGAGAGTTTATCAAATTCTTTAACTCTATCAGCACCACCAACAATTCTCACATTGGTATATCCATCATTATGTGCCTTTTTAAGGACATCAAAAATTGTTCTTGTATTAGCATCATTTGCAATCCTTTCACTATGTTGTGGAAACATTTGTCTCATAATAGAAACTTTAGTATCAGCATCTAAAGGATTTTTCTTTGGATCTTGACTACGTGAGGGAACAATCATATAGTCACTACCTTCTTGTTCTGCTGATGCAGCAGCAGTATCCATCAACTGAAGGTGTCCTGCATGAGGAGGATTGAAACGTCCAAAGGCAATTGTCAAAGTTCCTTTAGTTTTTTCTACCGGTGGCGGTGTTGGTATTTCTGGAGATACTGGTTCTTGAGGTTGCTCTATCGGAGGTTCTTGAGGTGCTGGTTGCTGAACTTGTTCTGGTGGAACACTTTGTTGCTGCAAAGTGGGGTCTACAAAATTTGGATCCGATATATTTTTTTCTTTTGCAGTTTGAGCAGGATCTTGTCCGGGAACTTTTTGTCTTTTATTATAAAAAACTAATCTTCCCTTTTCAGTCTTAGCAACAAATTCACCATTTTTATACCATCCACCATGACCATCTCCATCCAAACCCATACGCTGAGCTTGCTGAACTGCTAAAGATGTCTCAGATAAAAATTGGAAAAAACTTTTCATTCTTATTTTTTACTTTTATTAAGTTGCAAAGATATCAATTTTTCGTTGGAAACAATATATGTCAGTATACTTTTTCTTATCTTTATGTATTTATCCTTATCTAGTTTTTTCTTTTTAAGGTTTATTTGTTTTTCAAACGAACTATAAACATATCCCACAAAATCTTTAAAATCTTTACCAGGAAATTCAATTATAAGTTTTTTTAGATATTCATCCATTATCTAAATTTTAATATTTAAAAATATTTAGAATGCTCAAGAAGGGACTTGAACCCCCACGTTATAAAAACGGCAGGACCTAAACCTGCTGCGTCTACCAATTCCGCCACTTGAGCAAGTGGAGAATAGGGGAGTCGAACCCCTCACCCCCGCCGTGCAAAGGCGGTGCTCTACCAAATGAGCTAATTCCCCAATAAACCCCGAAGGGTCATTCTGCAACTACAGAATCAATTTTACTATCAAGTTCTTGAATGAATTTACGAATATCAGTAATTCTTTCAGAAGCAAATTCATAACTATGTCCTTTCTGATGTTCAAAAAGAACTTGGCGAACAGCAGCTGCAGTTCTCAAATCAACTTTTAGTGTTACTTGTTTTTCTTTAGTCATCGGTCGTCAGAAGCACGGTTTTCAGAGAAATAAACATCAAAAGCACCTTCAGGATAACGCTTCAAAAGTTTTTGAACATTGCGAGCAACTACATCATCAAGACTAACATCAAGTGCAATACATGCTTGAGCAACATACCACATAATATCACCAAGTTCAATAATCAGATGCTCACGATTATCTTCATTATAAGGTTTACCCTGAAAAATCATCTTTTTGACAATCTCCATAAACTCACCACCCTCAGCATTGATACCAACGGAAGCAGTCAGGAGTCTCTCAATGTTAGCACCCTTTTCATCAAGTTGAACTAGACGATCAGAAAGTGCAAGGAAGTCTTTAGATGCATCAGAAGTTACTGCATCAACAAACTCTGCATATTTATCAAAATTAACATGTTTTGCGTTTTCCATTAAAATAATCCTAATTGTAATTTAAATAACGAACTTCATCAACAAATCCAGCAGAAATAGCTGTTTTTATCATTTGGTCGGAGGAATTTCCTTCTTTTGGTTTATCAGAAAAGTATATAACATATTTTGTATGTGGATATTTTACTTTAAGTAACGCACCATTACAAATTGCTTTTTTTACATTATCAGTACGTTGAGCACCAGGACGTTTTTTACCTCCTTTTTTACCACCCTTTGCTTCACCATATTCGGTGACTCCATCCTTTTCAGCAACGTAATCAACATTTACTCCAATACCAACAATTTTAGTATTTGTTGAGATAATTCTATACCCATTTGATATAAGATTTTCTTTTACTAATTCTTCAAATTCACTACCAGAAGCAGTGCTTTCAGCTTGAAAATCTTTCAAAGTATTCATGATTAAAATTTAAATCCCTCAAATGATTTTTTAGATTTCTTATCTTCGTAATCATTATACTCATCATCCTGCCCACTGTCAAGTATGTCCTTCTGAGCAGTCTGTTCACAATCATACAATCTCATCTTCGCTCTGTCAATACCCACAATAAAACGCTTATAGATTGTAGGGTCATTATAACGATTTTTTAATTGCTTCACCATAATTTGACCCAACTGCTCCAACTCTTCTGTACTAATAAGGGCAAACATAAGATCAGCAGTAGCAGGGAGACCAAAGGACTCACTAGTATCAGTAAGTTCAACATCAGAACTACCAAAACCTGAGCGAGTGGTCTGAGTAGCGGAGACAATCGGGACATTAAACTCAACGGCGAGTCCTCTAAGTTCCTCAGCAATTGCTTTAATGTAAGAATATGAATTGACAGAAAGGTTTGACTTATACCTGCTGGAAGAACATATATTAAGGTAATCAATGAAAATAATATCAGGTCTAAATGATTTCTTAAGTGCCAACTCATTAAGAAGTGCCTTAAAGTGTCCACTATGCGCCGATGCAGTAGGATACTCTTTAATTATAAGAGTTCCCTGTGTTTTCTTTGCAAGGTTTGTAACCTTGTTTTCAAACATTTGGCGTGGCAAATCAACCAGTTGCTGAATCGGTACATTGAGAAGGTTTGCATCAATTCTTTCTGCAATTCTTTCTTCCGCCATTTCAAGAGTGATATAGAGAACGTTCCTGCCTTGCAGTAAGACGGAACTAGCCACATGACACATGAATAACGATTTCCCAACACCCGTCCCAGCGAGAGCGATATTGAGAGTCTTATTAGGGATGCCACCCTTTGTGATTTTGTTGAAATATTCCAAGTCAAATTCGATTTTATCTTCTTGACGATGGTAAAATTCATAGCGTTCTTCATAATTTTGCAAATAATCGTGACCGATATTATTATCAAATGAGACCGCTAGGGCATTTGAAAGAATGCTTGGAATAGCATCACGATTCTTCTTTTCATTATTACCATCGGCAATATGAATTGATTCCATAAGTGCCAAATAAATGGCACGGTCACGACACCACTTTTCAGTAGTATCAAGTAACCATTGCTTATCAACTGGAGAATCATTCAGTAAAGAGTTAATTTGACGAACTTCTTTTACATCAGATTCGGTAAGATCTGTACGATTTTCTATCTCAATACTGAGTGCTTCGATTGTGATCGCTGACCCATATGAAACAATAAATTGAACAATTTCCTCAAAAATGACCTTTTCCGCCCTCTGCTCAAAATAATCTGGTTGTATGAAAGGTATGACTTTCCGTGAATAATCTTCATTGAATATTAAATTTCTGAGAATAGTTGTCTCAATTCGTTCCATAAGAGAATTGTTGTTTTGCGGCAGCATCAAGTTGCTGCATTACTTCTTCGGTAAAATATTGCTCTGGATTTTTTAGAATCTCTTTTGCATAAAGTTTTTTACCTCCAATCTCATAACGACCAGCAACATTCTTCCACATTCCCGCTTCTTCACCAAGTTCAAGAAGTCCATAATATCGATCAAGACCACGCTCATCATAAAATAGACGAACCTCAACATCTTGGTTCTCCTTACTCAAACGTGATTTGTGAGTCTTTGCCTTGATAATGTTTCCAATGACTTCTGTTCCATCTTTCTCTTTCTTCTTGCTGAGATAAATGATAGTAGAAGCGGCATACTTAAGACCACTACCACCACCCATTTCCTTTGTAGGAACATAAGAACCGATAACGTCATAGGTATGGTTAGTAACAATCATTGGAATGTTTGCCTGACCCAGTTTGAGGGTTAGCATACGGAAAGCACCTTTAATCAGTTGAGATTTAGTCATGTCCCGAACTTCTTTATCATTCAGAGCATCATTAATCTCTTTGCTTGTAGAAAGCATCCCCAAAGAGTCTAGCACGAACATACAAGGACTGCGTTCCCCTTCCGGTTTCTTCATATAAAGGTCAACTGCCTTGAGTGCCTTTCCACGAAACTCTTCTACGGTGACAACATTAACAACGACAAGACGAGAAGTATCAACACCACGACTTTCTAGAAGAGATTTAGTGACAGCAGCCTCAGTGTCAAAGTAGAGACAGTAACCATCGGGATGAGTATCAAGAAAGTTCTTAACCACTGCGAGAGAGAAAAAAGTTTTTCCAGTAGAAGACTCTCCAGCAATAGCAGTAATCTTATTCCCAGAAACACCACCAAAAATACTACCTGAAACCAATGCATTAAAAATATATGAACCCGTATCAACATAAGTTTCAGTTTCATCAATATCAGAAGCAAGTTTAGTATACTCACCTCCAATTTCTTTTACAATTTCTTTAAGAAAATCCATGATTAGTTATTCTCCTTGTTTTCTTTAATCAAATAATTCATTTTATATGTCCAAAGTTTTTGGTAAAGTGCTGAGTCTCCACCAAGTCTCATGGCACTAATAATAGTATCTAACTCTTTCTCATTAATTGGCAGTTCCATCAAAAGAAAAACGATTCAAGGTTTACAGTTTTTTCCACATTCCACCCAATTGTATCAAGAATTGATTTAAGTGGGTCTACAAAACTCTTTTCAAATTGTAGTTCATAGTCAACATATTTGTCAAGACCAAGTTCTTTAGGAAAATCAGAGATAAAAGAAATTACGTTTTCCTGAATGATATTTGGTTTTTTCAAGAACAAATATTTGATCTTCTCACCATTATTGATGAGTGAATATTTATTTGTAAGTTTCTTCTCCTTCACATAATGATTGAACAACAGAGCACCACGAACATGAATTGGAGTTTTTGGTGCATAAATTGTAGAAGAAGAATGATACTTACGAACATCCGATGCAGTCCTTGGGAATGCAATAACTTCTGGAGGAAGTTTTCGGAATTCATCACGGCACTTGTCAATAAAGTTAATGACATCTTCTTCTGTGCCCTTCATCATCAGTTTGAGACCGTCCTTAATCATCTGACGACAAGGTGCAGGAGTTGAAGATTTGATTGCCTCAATACCCATAATCTTGAGTTTTGGTTCTTCGTATCTGACACCTTCACTAT